ATACTACACGATTCACCAGCAGTAGTTTGTCTCATACTACTAATCTTTACAATACCTGTACCATAGTCAGAGTTAGCAGTAGCGAGAAACTCATTATGCACTGCTACGTTACTAGTGCTACCCTCTAATGTAAAGTTAGGAGAAAAGACAACATCGGTTTTACCAACTCTATCTTCTTTATTGATTAAGTCTGCAAGATTCTGCGCAGTTGTTACCTTATCAAAATCAGCACGCCAATTCGCAGTACCAGTGCCGATTGTTAACAAAGATGCGCTTCCATTGCCGGGTGAAATAACTATTGAACCTGTTAAAGCCCTTACATCATCGGGTAATTTTATTCTAGCCTCAGCAGCAGCGATTTCTCTGTAATCATCTCCTTGCCACAGTTCTAGTCTCAAGACTTGTTGCACATTTCTAAACAACAAGGGACTAGTACCTACGTAATCAGTATAGTATCTACGTCTATATGGTTTGTATGTATCGAAGTTGATGTATTCCGCTTGTACCAAATATGGTCTCCAAGCGTTGTGAGTTCTGTTGTCGATGTGGTCTTGCATACGAAGTATAACTTCATCAACTTTCTTTTTTGTAATACCTCTAACTCTACCATCGGTAAACGAGGCTTGATTCTGTACATAGGCGTTATCTGCAACTTCAAAATTAGCATGAGTAATTGAATCTGCAAAACCCAATCTAACACCATTAATTGTTGACGTTATTCCATTGATGGTTCTTTCTAATCCTAATGGGTCTGCATCACTATAAATTAGTAAAGTATCACCGACAGTAAATCCGATGTTTCTATAATCAGCACCAGTAACAAATATACCAGTTGCTTCGGAATCGGAACTAACTAGTATTGCTTCTTGTGGACCTATGTCTAGTAAGTCAGCAACTTTCTGTGCTGTGGTGTAGACAACTGCTGTTGGGTCAAGTGGCCTTGTCTCTCCTTCACCCGGACTAAACACTTGTGGCATTAAAGTCGCGCCTCCTCATTACGGCTACCGAGATTATATTCCATAGGTTTGTCGCATGAACCGCAAGTTGCTCTCCATAAAAAGTGTAGTAATCCACAGTGTTTACAGCGCGTACCTGCTCCTATATCGAGCACGTCTGCAATTTCACTAGTTCTAGCCCTCTGTTTAGAGGTAATACCAGCCAAAGGAGAGTCTGTATTCACAGTATGAGCGTCGTATGTAATATCTGCGCGTACTGTTTGTTTTGCTGCTCTGCTAATGTCATCGATATCAAGCGTTTGTAACTCGAACCCTGACATTCACTCACACCACCTTCTATCATGCTTTCTGATATACTACTAAGAATATATTACCCAATACTGTAATCGGCTCTACTGAAATTATTTTTGCACTAGCATAACCAGTCAATGCTTCAATATCAGTGGTCATAGCAGTGCTTAATGCACCGTCATTACCTGCGCCTGAGAAGTCTCTAGGGCTGTAAGGTCCAATTACTTGTATTGCTTTAACCATCTAGGTCACCGCCTAATCAGCGCTTTCCTAGTGCCCACCATGAGCCAGTGTTGCCACTAACACAATCTATTGTGAGAGAGCCGGGTGCTGCGTCTGTAACGATTGCGAATGCACCGTCTACGCCGCCTCCAGTAATATCTCCGAATGTGTCGCCCATTACACCGCAAGCGAGTATTTCTGTTAATCCAGTTACTATTGTTCCTGTCGCAACGCTTGCTGCGTTCCAGTCTCCGGTAACCATCATTAAGTCACCTAATACGTGTGTTCTGTTATCTGTTGTACTGCTAAATGCCATTTTCTTATTCCTCCGTTATTTCTGTTTCTACTGCTTCTTCAATTGCTTCTTCTACTGGAGTCTCTTCGACTACAATTTCTTCTACAATTTCAGGAGCGGCTTCGACTATGACTTCTTCGACAGGGGCTGGACTTAAGACATCTTCCACCATTGCAAGCAATGAGGACTTTGTTTTGTATCCATTAGATACTTCCATACCCTTATCTCTTAACCATGAAGCGATGTCTGCTTTTACCCAGCCACTATCAGGTATTCCGTCGTTTAGTAAATCGTATGCCGCGCCTTCTATTACAAACAATGTTGGTTTTAGTTGCCTTTTATTAGCATCTAACCAATCTTGTGTAACTTCTACTACTTGACCCCTAATCCAGTCACCCATAGAAGTGTCTGCATTAGGTCTCATGTAGAGATTACCAATGTATGTAACTGTTGGCAGTAAAACCACCTCAGTTGTAGAATACTACAAGTTGTCCACTAGTTACAGTTCCGGTTGTAGGTAATGTGACTACCAAACCGCTTATGGTTGCACCGAGCGTTTGCGCGTTTGCGCTTGTACCGCCAGTTGCTATTGCTGTGAGAATTGCACTTGCACCGCCGCTTAATGTGACGGTTGCTCCGTTAGTTGTCGAACCTAATGTAATCAGTGCCATTTTTGGTGCTGGGTCGTATCCGTTTGCTCCATCGCTGTTTACTGCGCTGAATGTACCCGGACCACCGCCCGGATATGATGTGTCTGCTGCTCCGTCTAACCACTCAGTAGTGCTGTGTGAACCCGCTCTGAGTTCCCATGCACCTACTAGTGTTGCCGTTGTACTGCTTCCTGTTACTGTCAATGTATCTGCCATATCTTTTTCCTCCGTTTATATTATCTCCAAGACAACCTCACTTAAGGTCTCTTACGCTCCCTTGTGCTCCGAAGAAAGTGGTCCATAGTTCTCCCATGGTACGGTATAGTCCTTCTTGGCCTAGTCTGTTAATTGCGAATGGGTCACCAGTTTCGATACCACTCTCAAAGTATTGTGTTGGAATTGCTGTGCTAAAGTGCAAGTAGTCTGTATCTAGGTAGTAGATTCTTGATAGTGTATCTGCTGCCATGTTCTTTGTTGGGATGATTGGTACACCGTTGTATGTTGCTACGATGAAACCAGCCTCGATTCCGGGTACACCCTTTACACCGTTGTAGGTAGGGGTAACTCTCTTCTCTTCCATGAATCTCTGTTGTGATTGTAGAAGTTGCTGGATTCTCATTAGAGTATCGTATCCAGTTAGCATGACTTTCGGGTTTCCACCACGAATCCACATCTTTTGGAACATCTCGTCTAGTAAGTCTAGAGATAGTGTTCTGTCAGTAGGTGTACCGCTAGAAGCGTTAACACTCATTTCTGCGTTTGACCATGAGTTTGCACTCCTGTCAATACTGTACATATCCATATCCCCATCTGCGCTAACGTGTCCTGATGCTGCACTTAGTCCAGTTGTTGCGTTTGCACTGTTTTGGAAACCGGAAGTAACTCGGTCAAGAGACTCGAAGTTGTTACCTGCGACTGTATCTACGTCAGTACACATCATTTTGTTGATTACCTCAGCGTGGTGTTTACCCATTTCCTCTTTCATTACAGAGCGTATGTCTCCCATTCCGTCATCCTTGTCAGCAAGGAAGATTGCAGTTTCAGACATATCGAATGTGTGTGCGATAGTCTTTGGTTTTGCTGCTACATGTTGGAATGTAGGTTTGATTGTTTCAGGTAGTGTTGCGTTCTCTGCAACTCCGCTTCCAGTAATTGCACCAGCATTTGGTCTGCCAGTGATAACGCGCCATCCGCTTCTATCCCACGGTTTCTTTGGTAGTATAGAGAATGCATTGAACTCTTGGTTCAATTGTGACCATACTTTGCGACCATAGATTGCTTGGTATGTTCCACCTGTTGTTGACAGCATAGGGCTGTCGGCCTTGAGTAATTCACTACCGGAGTATGAGTAACCCATTGCGTTACCTGCTCCATAGTAGTATCTTTCCATGTCAGTTATTGTTCGTACATAATTTCGTGCCATTTTCTTTATCTCCTTTTATTTTTTAATATCTAATCTCACTCGAAAGCCTTTGATGCCAAGTTATGAACTTCATCCCATGACATGTTAGCCAAATCCTCCGTTGATGGAACAGTTACTGCTGGTGCAGTAGATTCCGATTTTGTGATTGCTTCTCCGGCTTCTGCTGGAGTAGTGATTGCTTCAATGCGCTCTGAAAGTGCACTAATTGCTTTTGTTATCTCGTCTAGAGGACCGCGTGCATCGTATGCTGCTGCTTCCGCTTTTGCGATTTCTGCTGAACGCTCAGAAGCGTATCTGTTAGCAAAGTTGCTTTCTAGAGAGCCACGGAACTCTTCTTCAAGAGCAGCCGCTTTGTATACTTCGTATGCAGACTCGATATCTGAGTCTGATAATGTTGCAGGGTTAATGAAATCTGATTTCTTAACGTCACCAGCACTTCCAGTTGTTTTACCAAAAGCGTTAGTAGATGGTTTTCCATCTTCTTGTACTCGACCTTTTACTTGCCCAGTGTGTTGTTCGTAGTTTGCATCCCATTCTTCGGGTGTAGAACCTAGATTTGCTTTTTCTAGGTTATCAAAGTGAACACGTGCCTCAGCAGTGTCAACTCCAGCACTCTTTAGAGTGTCTTCCATCCAGTTAAGATAGTCAGATGTGATAACATCAGAATATTCTGACTTTTCTACATCAGCATCTTCTTTCTTTTTGTCATCTTTTGCATCTTCTTTCTTACCGTCTTTCTTGTCAGCGATAGCCTCTTTCAATGCTGGTGGCATTTCGCCTTTCTCCATATCGTCAAGCCTACCTTCTAAACGAGATAGTACGCTGCCAAGTTGTTTCATCATTTCATTATCGTTTTCTGTTTCTGTCAATTTATTCACTTCCGTGTTATTTTTATCTTCTTTGAGTATGCTGAATGTTGCTTCGGGATTGATGCCTTTTTCACAAATCGTTATTTCGTGTAGTTCCAGTTTACTAATTTCTTGGTAATCTCCTCGTTTTGGGTCTGATTTTCTGACTCTCTTAAACGCTTGACCACCGATACTGAATCCTCTGAGAACGCCTTTTCTGATTTCTGCTGAAACCTCTTTTGCTTTCTCGATGTCGTCACGCAGTTTTACTACCACAAACATTCCGACATCATCGACTTCGCTTTTCCACAACCTCCCTTCGTTATCTGTATAATTCGGTACTACATCTCCAACTTGTATATTACTGTGAGCCAATTGAACGTTTCTGTATGACGGATTTTCCATGAACTTCCGAAATGCGTGTTTCAATGCCTCCTTTGTTATTACGTCGCCTTGCTTGTCTACAACTTCCACACTGGCATAGCCAGCGACGATGAGGTCATTAGCACCCTTAAGGATACCAATTGTTTCATCGCCAGTTCTGAATAGTTGTTTACTACCGAGCACACTAACCCTTCCTACGTAATGCCTTACTACATATATGCTACGGGACTACTCATCAAGGTTTTTATCATCAAAAACGCTAGACTGCGAGGCTGTTTGCTTCTTTTTTCGTTTTCTACCCGGATAATCTTCCGGTTTCTCCAAGTCCTCAGTAGGTCGTTTCTTCATATCCCAATCAGGTAAAGACTGTTCTGCTGTCAAAGAAGTAGGCCCGCGTGGGCTTTCTACACCCCCTCCAACATCTATTCCTAAACCACGTCCGGCCATGTTACTATGTCCTTTTTCCATCTTATCTAGTGCTCTCTCGATAAGTAAAAGCGCTTTTGCCATTTCATTAGGCTTCAAAATTAAATTGCTATCTTTCTTTGGTTTTAGAATGCCAGCACTCTGATGCTCTATTCTTTTAGCACGTTCATCAGTCATTCCCTCGTTGGCCTTATCCTCGTCCCAATCAGCCCTATCTAGTTCCTCTTTTAACAATTCAGTTAATCCTTCTTGCCAATAAGACTCAAGACTCTTTGCTAACTTTAACGAGTAGTCTGAGGCAGTAATTTCTCCTATCGCAGCAACAGGGTTGACTGCTTGATTATCTACAATATCATATTTCACAACATCTTCGGGCAATCTAATAATAAAGTGACTATCATCAATCTCCATAGTAAATGGAACATGGTAAGTAATATCAGATTTAGCGAGCATAACCCACTTCGGGTGTTTCTCTTCACCTTTCATGTATGTAGACTTAGCATCACGTAGTAATAATTTATCAGAATCTTTGCCTAATTCTTTTACAGCATCTTCTAATCCAACCTCATCTGTGATTCTAATGTCGGATGGACTAGGTACAAAGACAGGATGATAACTTTCAAATTGTCCTCTTAAGATTTTGATTCTCTCGCGTGTAGTTAGTTCAGTTACATCATCCGTATCATATAACAGAATGTCATTAATGTAAAACTCACCATCATTTAATACCCCATCAATAACAAAGTTTTTCTTACAGGCTGCTCTAAACGACGCTCTCATTTCATCTTCACAAGATTGTTTTACGCCATTTTCATCTTCTAATTCAACACGCCCATTCTTTTTACTAACCTTACATCTCTTCCCATCTTTCTGTATAGAGACTACCCATTCTCCTGTAAAACCTCTTAATTCGGACATATCTTTAATATCGAATATTCTATGTAAAGGTTCTATCAAAGGTATTTCCTTTGGTAAATCTGCTTTTGCAACATTCATCATATTGTCGCTAGGCATTTGACCAGTAGGGTCTTGAGTTAACTGGGTAGGATTTTGTTGAAATGGCTCTGCATTTGTTAACATAGATTCAACGTGTTGAGGTGAATGCGTATCTTTGTGTAAAGATTGTAAATATGTTAATGGTAGAGAATGAAACTTTTCTTCTGAGGTATTTGTACCAACACTAATATTTCCATCGTAATCGTGTTCTACGCCTATTTCTGCTTGACCGTTCCATCCCCAATCCATCAAACCGCTAGTAAAGTGGTCTTGCGGTACAGCCCCTTCTAAACTTCTAAGAGGTTTTACTGGCGCTGTCATCCAACCTATTTCTTTCTTAGTTGCAACAGGTGCATTTGGTTTCAAATCAATATCAGGACTAGTATCAAAAGAAAGAATATTACTTGCAATATCTTTTCTTCTTGCGTGATGGTATTCTAATGATGAGTGTCCTCTTTGGCTTTGATGTAATACCGTTCCTTCATTACTTCTATTATGAGCATTAGGCACTTTGCTAAGTTTAGTCAACGGTATCGGCGCTTGATGGTATTGTAAACCATATCCCCCTAACTTCATTTCATTTCTTGCATTTTGATGTAAAAACCCTAAGGCGTTGTATATAGGATTTCTTTTGAAATCTACCATTGCTCTCTTGTGTGGACCTGCTGGTCTTGAAGGTGGAAAACTAGCCTGTCCTTCTCTCAATACATTATCTAAGTGAGTGTGAACATCGCCGTGTCCTTTTCCTTCAAACATTTCTTTATCTTTCGGATTCCATTGCATCGGGTTACCATCAAGGCCACTCATTGTAGCAAGTTGACCTATACTGTAAGCGTGTACTGGACCGGACAAAGTTTGTAAATATCTTTGCGCATGTTCTTTATGAGCATCGTCGTTAGGTAAATCTAACATTTCTAATACATCTTGTACCCCATGTTTACTTGGGTCAATTACGTTATTTGTTAATGGGCCTAAAGTTTTCATTTGATTTGCTAAATTATAATGGGTATCTGATGACATATCTTCTTCTTTCTTAGAATAATGATGAGCGCGAATAGATATACCATGGTCTCCATCCATGTAAAGACCTCGCTGTGCATCTTTTACCCCTCTTAATGTATTGAGTAATGCTTTTGGATTATCAGGGTGAAACGCATTAGGATGTTCTTTTTCAATCGCGGGTTTTATTTTTGTTCTAAAATATTGAGCAACTGCTTGTCTATCGTCGGTATGAGCCTGTTCCATCATATTTCTCACACCACCAAAGTCACCAATTTTTTTGGCTTGTCTACCATACTCTCTTGCTCTTTTTTGTTTCATCTCTATGTTAGATTTAATTTCATTTATTTTGTCTCGCAAAGAAGTTATAATTTCAGAATCCCCTGCCCCATTTTCTTCTATGTCTAATTCGTTCTGCAACATCTCTAAATCTTCTATGTCTTTTCCACTCACTACATCCGCTACATTCTTTTTAGGCGCAGTAGGAAGATTAGTCATTACTGTATGTAATTCATCTGCGGTAGAGAGAAAACTAGGATTGTTTTCTATATCTGCGTATCTGAGAAAATTGTTGGCGGGTGAATTAGGTGCTGAGGTTCTACGATTTATAGTAGAAAGTAAATGCGAATGACCCGCTAACATATTGATTGAAGTTTCGTCTTTACCCACACTGCTAGTCGCTGTATACGGATTATATGAAAAAATATTTTTCTTATCTAACTCTTTGTTAGTGCGACTCTTTCCTTCAATACCAGTCCAACCTTCCTCTTCTTCATCCCCGTATTCTAATATTGGCGCTAAACCCGGTGAACGGGTATGGACGTGGTCAGAACTGTTAGTTTTGTTGTTTCTACCTTTACCGACTTTACTACCAGTTTTATTTTGAGAATGTACAGTAGCGTCTGTTTTTGATATTATACCTAGAGCGCTTGTGTGATTACTTACTCCATTTTCTAAGTAATGAGAATGTAAATGTCCGTATGCGCCTACTGTTTTAGAATTGGGTTCTAAACTTCCACCTTCTGCTTTTTCTCCTAAAGCAGATACATTTCCTTCAAAATCATGCGCTTTGAAATCATGTAAGATTTCTGCTAGTGTAGTGATAGGTCTACCGTGACCCCCAACGTTTGCAAAAGCGTGTGAAAAAGGATACGCTAAGGTTCTATACTTTCCGTCATGGTCATAAAAATGTTTTTCGTCACCTTCTTTCAATAAAGGATTATCTTTTCGTGGACCGTGTGGAGTTCTAAACGTAGTTAATGCGTTTCTTATAGGTTTAGCCATTTCAGCAATACCCATGTGTGCTTGTAATTCTTCTTTCACCCTTTTCATCACGTCTTTCGATAAAAAAGGTTCTTTTTGCCCCTTAAACATAGGATGCATAGACGGTGATAAATCTCCTTCATTGTAACCCACAAGTTTGTGTAACCCGTCGGGACTCAAGAGAACATGACTCCCATCTGATAATTTTTTAGCAAAAGCCTCTTTTAACGTACCACCTTCTTTCAAAACTTTTTCATACTCTTTAATATCACTTGGGCTAAAAGGTGGTAAGTTTCTTTGTGCTGGACCATGTTCACCCGCTTCGAGATATTCTAATAATTTATCACCTTCATAGTGGTCTTCTATTTTATCCATAAGATGTTGGTAAACAGTTTCGTCATAATTTTTTATTCTTTTTTCCTTACCGCTATTGTCTTCTTCATACGAATAAGGCTCACCTTCGTGTACGAAACCATCTTTTAGATAGACACTTTTCAGCGCTTTGGCTACCATTCCCTCTGTTCCGAGTCTAGTATTATCAGTATTTGCTTCTATATGTTTAGCCTTATTAGCACCCGGATGTTTTTGACTTCTAGTCCAATGGTCTACTTCTGCATTATTTCTCATTTGCATATTGGCTTTTATTCTATGCATGTGTATTCTTTGACCATCAGGTAAAGTAACAGACTGATGCGCTGGGTCGTCTGTACCGTATTTATCTACATGTTCTATAACTAAACTTCTTTCTTTTGGAGATAAAAACTCTAAACCTTTATTCCATGTATCCCAACCCATACTATGACCATGAGGTATTTTTTCCGCATCGGCTAAAGTAGACCTACCCCTTGCATCTAAATCATCATAAGGATTATTACTAATTTTAGGTTCTATCGTTTCCGTGAAAATATCATTACTATCTAATTTTTTCATTCTATCGTTAAAATGGGCTTCTTCTAAATCCATATCCTGACTTTCTAACTCTTTTACAAGTTTAGGGTTTTCTTTTTGCCATCTTTTGAAATCTCTTAACCTTAGAGTATGTTGATGTTTAGTATCACTTTCATGCCCATCATTACCACCTAAGAAAGATAGTTGTCTTGATTTTCTGTTTTTGTTTACACCATGATAAACACCATGGTCTTTATCTCTATCTCTTTCATTGTAGTCTAACTTGTGGGCGTTTTCTATCTCCATACCCTTTTCCGCCCACTTATTATCCGAAAGATAGTATTCTCTCAACATGTTTTCCCACTCAGGCATTCCGGTATCGACTCTTCTTTTACGAATTGGGTGGTGTTTCTCATCAAACGGGTTAGCATCTAGGTAATGCGATGCTGGAAATATTACAGGTTCAATAGATGCTGGTATATTACTACGTAAATTATCCCGCCCTTCTTTTCCACCATCGAAAGCAATTCTAAAAGGATTAATTTCAGGCCACATAGAGTGTTTCATTGTGTGCGGAATCATATTTCTTGCACGATATGGACCATATTTTTCCCCATCTTTTTGTGGACTATGTAGCGGATAATTATATTTTTTATTATCGTTTTCATTCCAAGCGCGTTTTACTCTATCACGGTAATTATGGTCTGTACCATATGATTTAGCCATCGCTGGTCTAAAGTTGTGCATTGTGCCAAACTCTGTTTTTTTCTCTTTAGCCTTAGATAGAATATATTCACTGAAAGAATCGCACACAACGTCAACATCTATTTTTTCATACGTGATGTTATGATTCTCTAAGTTCATCTTAGAAATTAGATAATCTCCGACCTCTTGTTCCGGTGGAGTATTATCGTAAATTGCTTTTAGCAATTCAGTGCGGTGTCTGATGTAAACTTGTATCGCATCTTCTTCCATGACATTCCCTCTCAGCCTCCGGTATTGTACCTTTGGTAATAAGGACAATCTCTAAGCGCAAGCCCCTTTGCTTGTTTACAACCTTCGTATGCGGTTGCGCCACACATTTTACATGGGTCCATTTGTGCAACGCCTTTCTTGACGTACACTTTATTCAATCTTATCCCTCAACAAGACGGTCTACTGTATCGTGAGTGTTAACTTTCAAAGTGTCTAAGTTGACACTTTCGCTAGATGCACCTTTGTTAGCAATATCTTCTGAATCTAAAAGACTTTGATTTGTGTGATAAAAAGCGTTGTATGTTTGACCGCCAGTTTCTATGTTAAATTGTACACCTTCCGGCTGTGTACCGAAACTTGTTTCTTTGTGATGAGTGCCTTTCTTCATAGAGCCGCATCCAGTTTTCATCATACAATCCATTTTTTTCATGCCGCAAGAAGGACATTTTGCTTCTTTTTCAAGAACATCTAATCTTGCTGCTATTTCTTCTGCTTTTCTTAACATCTCATATGCCTTTGGTGAGGCTGCTTCATATCTAGGTTTCATTAATACATCTCCTTTACTTCTCTATGTTGTTCTGCCATTTCATGTATGTCATCCCAACTCATTTCGTGAATCTGCTCGTTAGAGTATTTATCAGGGTTATTTTCATCTTGTTTTAGTATAGTACCTGAGGATGTTTCCATATCTGCTCTAAAGGCATCAACACTAACATCTTCCGACAATGGCGTAGAATAAGGCACGTAACCTGCTTTTCTCAAAATTATTTGCGGGTTATCCATTGCTTTTCGTAGCATAGCATTTTCAGCACGAACAGATTGAATATCCCTATCCATGGTTTCCATTTTAGAAATTAGAGCATTCATTAAACGCTCAGTTACATCTTCTTCCATTCTAAAGCCTCAGTTACCGGGAGAATAACGTCCGTATGTGCCTCTTGCTGGCTTCATTTGTGAATTAGTTCTTGAGGACATAATTGTTCCATTTAATTGTCTATCTCTCATTGAAGGGTCAAAGTTAGAACCAGTTTTGTTAAACTTTAGAACTGGGCTTCTGTGTTCCCATCCATTGTCAGGGGTGACTACTTCTGTTTCCGCTTTCTTTATTGCAAACTCTAAGTCTGTTTCCATGTTAGTTGCGTACTTTAATAATTCATTTAGATGTTGGCGTGCGTCGTCTGCATTACCGTCTTCTAGAGCCTTAGTAAAAGCCTCATTATGTGCGGTCATTTTTCTAGCCATTGGATGCATTTTCAATAAGTCCATGTGGTTCACTACCATTTGCGTGTATGCGATGCTACTTTAATTATGCGCCTTTTATCCGTCTAGAGTTCATTAAAGCGCGAGAATTGTTTTGTGCAACTGAATTAGGAGGGCCACGCTGTTGAACACTAGTTACTGGCGAGCCAATGCCCGGACTCCCTCTATTTTGAGGAGAGGCTGGACCTCTTGGAGTACGAATACCCATTCCTTCTCCACCCGGCTGAGATGGCGGCATCGCATTAGCCAACAAACCCGGAGGGCTTGCACCCATCTGCGCTGCCATCGGTCCACCGCTTCCGGGCGACATTCCTTGAGGTGGTTGCATACCCGGAGGCATCGGAGGTGCACCGTCTTGTTGCTCATTCATTTGTCGATAAGTAAATCGTATATCTCTATCTCCTTGTTCCATTAATTCAGGCTTGTATCCAAGCATCATCATTCTTTGCGCAAGATTAACTTCCATTTCATCTCTTCGTAGACGAGTAATTTCATCTTCTTCTTCGTTCGGATAAAGAGTTAATTTCCAATCGGTTACTTCCATTTGGTTTAACATTCTAGGGAATAGAACTTGTGTGTATACTTTCTGACCAAACTCAACAGCCCTGTTAGTTACAAGGATTTGCATACCTTCATTGTTTAATCCACCCGATTTACCACTATCTATCATAAAGATACTACTCACACCAAAGAATGCTGCTATTCTATTACGCATTTCATCTCTAACAGGAATATACTGCATCTCTTCTAACGTATCCATGAACTTAACCCAATTCACCCCACCTCTACCAGTTTGACTCTCAATACCGATTTTAGGTATATAGTGAGGGTCTCTTTCCATTTTTTCGTCAACGCCTTTCCAAAACGATTTCATTGATTCTAGATTATCTGTGGTTACGGAAATAATACCTTTTGGACTTCTACGTTTTTGATAAGACGTATACATGTAATTATCCATTGCTGTAAGAGTCATTGCCTGTCTCCACATTGTGTTTACGGGGCTTCTACCATACAACTTAGATGGGTTGTATTTACTAATATGTATTACTTCTCCTTCTAAATAATATTGAGTTTTACCACTACCTGCCATATTTGCATAGTGCGCCTCTTGCATATTATTACCACAGACTTCACACTTGTCGTCTTGACCCGGATAGGAGATTTGGTCTCTATGAAGAGGACAAACTTTGTATCTGCCTCCACGTACACCACGTTTATCAGATATAATTCTCATAAAGATTGGGTCGCCTCTAATTAGTTCTTTTACTCTGTAAAACTTAATATCTGATGTTTCGGGGTCTACGAAGTATTCTTTTACACAAATCAAGAAAGCATCATCTACTATTTCTAAGTCTCTTTCTATTTCTTGCAACACATGCATAAAATCTTGTTCCATAGAGTTTTGTTGCTCTAGCAACCATTTAGGATAAATTAGTTGTTGTACATCGGGTTGTTTTAGTTCACCACCACATAAGTTACAACTTTCTACTTCATGTGTATATTCTTCGCCACAATCTTTACACTTGTGTTGAAACTTCTTCTCCCAATAATAACCTCTTCTAAATATCTCTTGGCTTAGTTTAGAAATTACAGTTCTAAGAATTAAGTTTTCTTGAGATACCGCATAAAGCGCTGGAATAGTAATACCTTGTGCTAATACAGGTTCTTGAATACCAGTTGTATATAGCGGCATTTGCGGTTCAGGAGTAGTTCTACTTCTAAACGGGCTACCTAATGCAGAAATTAATCGGCCTATTCTTCCTTGTTCTTCTGCCATATTATATCGCCTCCGCCCACTTTGTTATATCGTCGGCTTGCACTCCCCATTCTGAAAGGAGAGCATTCGACTTATTGGTATCATCGCTCCAATTGTAGTATCTTACAACTTTCTTTAATTCTTCTTTCTTCAAGCCATCGTTTTCTTCTATGTATGCTAAAACCGCTTTTGCTTGTGTTTTCTTCATTTCTAGAAACGGTAGTATACCTTTCAATAATTTACTAATATCTGCCTTAGAATAAAATTGTAGTCTATGTTGACTCCTTTGGTTATCTTTGTATATTTTTTGGTCTAATTGTAAAACACCACAATCTAGAGTTTTTTGCAACTGTTCACAATGTACTTTTCCTCTTGTACCAGTGGCAATAAATCCGGCTCTAGGTTCACCTCTTCCTGTAATCGTGATATACCCATCTGCATCTAAGAAACCCGCAGCATACGCCCATGGGTCTTTTATGATAAGTCCAGTTCTATCCATTTTTACAAATGTGCCTCTAGATGCTCCGGCCATAATATCCACTTCTTCCCCATACATACTGAGTAGTTTTGCCAATTTCATAGATGTCATACTTTTGTGTAGTATATTTCTGTCGTATAGATTGGCGAATAGTGTCCTACCACTCATAGTACCTTTTTCTAAAAGTATTTCAGCACTTTTTACTAAGGCTTCTCGGTCTTTTTCATTTAGTCTATCCATTTGATGAAGTGTAGTTTTCCATACTTTCCTTGCATCTCTTTTCCCATCCATTGCGGCTACCCATGCTTTTTTCTGTTCGTCTTGCCATACATCTTCGTATTCTTCAAGCATCTTCAAAGCCTCGTCTGCTTTTTGCCATTGGTGACAGGCTCTTTGTAAACTAACTTTACGAGAATCGCCAAACTTTCTCAAGGCTTTCATGTTATTGTCAGACATTCCTAATTCTTTTATGACATCAGAGTACCCTTCACACCAACTATGCATTTTTAGAGTAGCATCTAATTCCATACTTTTCATAGCCCGTATATCTTCTATGGCTTTATCAATAAACTCTTTTTCATCTTTATTGTTTCTTCTAGCCTTTCTGAGCCGATGAACTAAATCAGTCGCAGAATAACCTAAATTGGCTTCAAACCAACCATCGTTATTCTTAGAAAAGGTATTCATTTTAATTACCCCAGTACACCCAGTTTTCTATCCAAAAAGTATTATTTTCTAATTCATCTTTCATTATTGTATCGTTCATCTTCTTCACCTACGGTATCATTATCGAGTCATTTTTGCTTCCACCCTTAAACCACTCATCAAATCCGGGCATGTAATCATCTAAGAGTGTAACGCTTCCTTTGAACTCTTTAGATGCCCAATTTGCTAGTGCTAAACTCATCGCCAAGTCATCGTGTACGCCTACACTTTCCAACTTACCATTTTTCTGCATCCCAAATCTATTCAACTCTTGTTCTACTTTATGAGTATAGGCTCTACTCCTTTCATCACCATATGGTAATTTAATATGCCCTTGTTCAAATGCAAGTAATAAACTCATAAACAATGATTCTTTACGAGTACGGGTAGTCATAAATACTCTAATTGGCATATCTGCTCTTAACTCTCTCATCTCTTGTTCTAACATACGTTGAAAGTTATTACCTTCTAGTTGAATTAAATCAGGACTAAATCGATTATTCAACAATACCATCATTCTTTTTTGAGCCATAGATGACATGCCTCTCTCATGCACTACGTGGACTATTTCTTTTGAGGTATCTCCGGGCTTTTGTCGCATCACGGTTATAGCAGTAAAATCGGCATTTTTATCAGACGATATAGCAGGGTCGTGACCTACAAAATGTTGACCGAAAACACCGTTTGCTTCACCTTCCTCGTCATAGAAAGTTTCAGCCCTGTCAATCAAAACAAGTTTAGGGTCTCTACATTTTTCTAATAATGGGCCGGGAAACATACTCGCTACATCGTGAATCGGCTCACATAAGTATTCACGGCTAAACTGTATTGCTGGCATAGACATTCTTCTTTTCTCTAAAGATTCTAAATCCCATCTTTCAGGCCATAACGCAATTCCTTCTTGGTTTATCGCTGGATAAGTTTCTACTCTAAAAGTTTCTTTTTGTTCTAATTCAGCGTATAAATCGTTGTAACTGAAAGGAGTTCCTACCATCATTAACTTACTACTGTGGTGAAGTACAGGTAACAAAACACCGTAAAACCAATCTGCTGTTTTAGCAAGTTCACTCGCAGTAGTACCCCATAGAATATCGTCACATACAACAATGTCAGGGTGGAAACCACGTGTAGCACCTCCAACTGACTTTGCCATCATACGGCTACCATTGGAAAACTCGAAGTAAGATTTAGCCCAAGGTTTACCCTGTGGCTTCAAATCTCTAAGTATATCGTGTCCTTCTATTGTATTACGTACAAAGCGCATGTGTTCAAGAGTTTGTTCAAGAGAATGAGAGAATATCATAACGTGAGTATTAGGTTTGAATGCGGCTAACCATAAAGCATACATCATAAAGAAAACAGATTTTCCGTGGTCTCTCGACGCTTTAACGCAAAAATACTGAGATTCTTCTAATCCTTCTTTCCAAGATTCGTGATGGTGATTATACATGAAACCTAGCATATCTACAAAGAAGTACTTGAAGGATTTCTTAGACATCTCTTTATCCATATTAAGAATAAAGGTATCCATTTCTTCCTTATTCTTAGACATTTTAACCTCTTAAATCTTGTATTTTGAAAGCATTATTTCTTTGTTTTCCGTAATTATCTAATAACGATTGTTGAGTAGAATTAGCAGGTGTTAATGTTTTTTGTTTAGGACTAGCAATATTGGAAAGTGCCCCAGTCACTCTATTATTTGCATCAGTTACATTTACCATTCTTCTTTCATTTTCTCTTTTGGCTTCGTCATACGCTTCGTTAGATTCTCTAGCATCTCTTCTTACACCAACGCGACCGCCAAACTTAGCACCTACATTTTCTAGTCCTTGAGAACCGTAATACCCACTCAAAGCACCACTACCAAGAGAACTAATTGCACCGGGCTGACCACTTGCAGTAGTATTGTAAAATGAGTTTAATGCCCCAAGACCCGCCATTCCATATCTAGCATATCTTCCTAGATTTCCATATCTTTGTGCTAATTGACGTTGATTACTATTAGAAGTTCCATACTGCGAATAATTTACATTTTCAGGACTAGTACCAACCATAAGTTGTGTTCCACTACTAGGGCTATAAGCCATAGATGCGTTAGAAAGCATAGAGTTTGACTCTTGTTTTCTAATAACGTAAACTTTACCCATTTAGACACCCCCGAATGAAACCTTGACCACTTTAACTACTTTATCAGAGTATCCGTATGTCTTAGATATTCTCTCCCAATCGCCCTTAGTGTTTAATATTGTACTAACATCCATAGATGTGATGTCTAGCATTTTCGCTAAGTAAAGAATGTCTGTAATAGAATCCACGCTTAAATTATTAGAAGGTAAATGCTTGATGATTTCATCATCTCTTCGAGCATCTTCTATTTGTAATATTTCTACTGCTTTAATTAGTCTGTCTTTTGCTGCACTAGGATTGTCGCTGCTTTTTGCATATTGAGTAATAAAACGCTGATAAGGGTCACCAACGTTTTGTTGAAATTGTTGCATTCTATCGGGTGTTATGCTTCTCTCAGGTAAACCCGACTGACTCATTACATCTGCTACTTGACTTCGAGGTGCACTAGCAAATTGTAATCTTTGCATTTGTTGCGGCGTTAGATTCAAAGATTGAGGTTGTGTTATTCTTTGCCCTCTTTCTCTTGTCATTTGTTGAGGGTAAAATCCCGTATCTTGCATCGGCGCTGGTTGAGGTGCTGGCCGAGGTGGTGGCGCACCACTAGTTGCAGCCGGAGGTGCACCGCCGGAAGATGGAACAGGTGCGCCGGATATACCTTTTTCGTTACCCGCTCTAGGTTTTAATGTACTTTCTTCGGGTTGCATAGACGCGCCAACTGGTGTCATAGACGATGCCATGTCTGAATATCTAATATGTTCAGGTACACCTAATTGCCCTCTATCTTCATGTGTACCTCCCTGAATTATATTATCTACAATCGGTTGTAGTTGTTGTAATTCTTCTTGTGAGGGTATTTCTTTTCTTTCATGCCCTCCCGCTATGGTGTGAGTATGGAACAAATGGTCTAACATCATTTTTACATTAGGTGCAGCCGCTCTTGTTTCAGGTGTATCGTACAATCTAATATTCGCTGCTTGTAAATCCTCAGGCGATAAATCATCTTCCGTGTGATTGATTCCCTGAGATGCTGCGAGTACAACGTTGCTCCATGCATCTTTTGCTCTATTATGATGACCAATTTTTCCATTCAACTGATGTTCTACACCAATCCTATCGCTATGACTCATAAAATGGTCAAGCCCTTTTCCTTCTTCTGCTGTATCTCCATATCTTTGCCCATATAGATGATTCATTCTACCAACAGTAGAGCCGCCTTGTTTTATATTTCCATCAGCATCAAAAGTCGGTCTTCTATTTTCACCGTAAACTGCTTGAAATGCTGGAAACTGAGATAAGTAGTTGGCCGCTTCTATTTGTCCTTCACGTGTTTGTAATAATGCTTTTAGTGGTTTACCGTTTATTTTACCCGGTATATTTGCTAAATGTTTTTTAGCAGCCGCGCTATCAACTACTAAATTACTCATAGCAGCATCTCTGTCTACGCCACTTGCTTGAGCCATGTGATGTAGAAAACTATCAACTGTTTTTTGTCTTATTTGTCTTCTTGCATTAGGGGCAGCATCACTTTGAGGAATATAGTAAACGTTAGGATAATGATGGGCTATCCCCCAAGATGAAATATTTTGAAAGGCTCTAGTATCAGGCATTCTCCCGCCCCACTTTGCCGCTTGATTACCGTGTATTCTACCATCTTGCATTTTACCGGAATCAACTGCTTGTGCTCCGAATTGCATTCCACCTTCTCCATCAGGAACTAAATGTAATCTATGTGGTTTTACATAAGGTTTCTTTACCCAACTATGTTTTTGCGGATTAGGGTGTCCCAGTTGTGCCATAACTTCTCCAAGTTGATTATTGAAAGGTACAGCATAAGATTCTAGATATGTGCCGAATCTATGTTTATCACCGTGACTGTTTGTATAATTTGTAATTAAATTACCATCTTGAGTATAATTACTTCTCACTCTATGGTCTTGCTCTTGTAATGGTGCTAAATGCATTTTTCTCCAAGCAACACTATCTACATTAGGTAAATGATTATCTTCTTTATGGTCTTGATTATGCATATCTATGGCTTTTTGAATTACATCTTTTGCTGGCACTTTTATCCCATGTTCTAACAAAGAGTCCCCAACTGCACGTATTATTCCGTCAATACCATGCATGTGTTCTCCGCCGGATTCATCAGCGTATATTTCCTCTCCATGCATACCTATTTTCCAATTGCCCGGATATACATGACCTACGCCCGGAATACCTGATTCATTTTCTCCATGAGCGCCAGTGTGAGCAAACGCTGGAATATCCATTCCATTGGGGTCAGAATTATGCGCTTCGGGAGGTGGATACCTTAGGTTTTGTAATTGACCAGCAAATAAATTATAATTACCATCGCCCTTTCTAAGTAAAAGAGATTTCATAATTATAGTAGATTTAATCATGGGGTTCTACCGCCTCGACTTGTTAAGTGGTCTAGAGGGTTGATTCCAAAAAGACGAGAGTCATTTTTCATATCTTCCGTCCCACCTTCAGGTCTACTAGTTTCTTTAGTAGGAGCATTATTGTGCGCTGGTAAATTACTAGCAGAACCTACGTTTGAATCACCTTTACCTTTTTTCTTAGTCTCTTTACGTTTTAGCGCTCTTCGAGCCTCGTTTACTAACTGTCTAAGTTCAGCAGTGTCATAGTATGATAGTCCCCGCTTTTGTAATTCGCTACCTTTTCCGACTTCACTAGTCATTACAGGCGCACCTTGTATCGAAGAACTAGGTAATCTAGGTCTGTAAGTTGGACTTTGACCGGACATACCTTGAACACCAACGCCCATTCTTGGTTGCGACATTACAGGTGGACTAGGTATACTAGGTGAAGGTAATGTAGCCCTGCGCGGTGAAGATGGGGGCATTAGTGGTGGTGGTCTAACAGACCTAAGTGCAGGTCTTCTCATTTGTTGCGCTTGTCCCGGTAGTAAACTTTGCAATGTACCACCGCCAGTCAAACCTGCTTTGTAAGAACGTGCACCGAATCTTGAAGGTGTAGATGAAACAGTTCGTATGTTACCTAAACGTTTTCGTGCCTCAGATTGACCTAGGTATTGTCTATATCTTTGTACATCTTTAGACATAGGTTGTTTAGTTTTTACACCCCTGTGTGACATTTCAACAGCAAGATGCGCTCTACTTAATCCAGTTTTCTTCCCGCCAGCAATACCACGCATTCTTGCTTTTGCTCTTCTAGACGTAGCACTACCCGGTGTCATTCCGCCCGGTGGTCTCTTGAACTCACCAGTTGAAGGTCGCCATTGTTTCTGTCTTTCTTTGTGTGCCTTTCTCGCTTTTGCCCCTTTCTTTCTTTTTGGTTTTTTACCGACAAAGCCCTGCCTCTCGTTTTTGAGTAATTGAAATGCTATTTCTATGGGATTACCTTTCAAATCACCCATCATTGACTGGTCAAAAGACGGTTGTGAGTTTTTATGTTTCAACGCTTTCAGAGTAGCCATGTACATACTCATATTAATCATTGCTAAATCTTCGTGATTCATGTCGTGATAATTAGTTTGATTTCTCATATTTTGTAAAAGATTATTAGCAGGGTCTGACAATTGCCTTGGAGCACCTCGCGGAGAACGACTCATCACCATGTAATCATGTAATAGTTTCAAATCACTTTCAGTTTCACGCAATTGAGGCTCAAATGCCGCAACACCTTCATTGCTTCTTGTCAACTCATTTACAGCATCGTCATGGTCTTGTACCATTGGATGATTTACATTCATGTGTAAGAGTGGATATCTGTTTTCATCAAATGAGTTACCAAACATACTCATTTCATTTATATCACCATCTAAATACGACTGTAAATGTTCATCTTTGTACGCTTTTAATAATTGAAATGCTATTTCCATAGGTTCTCCCATGGCAAAGTTCTGTCCTCCAGCAAAACCCGGTCCTCTAGCCTGATTTGCTAAACTTGTAAGTGCACCGTAATTACCCGGAGTACCAGTCATCAAAGATGGTTCTAACTCATTATCAAACTTAGTAGGTTGTAAATCTTCATCTTCATCTTCAACGGCAGGTAAGTCAGCAGTTGTAATAGAAAGATGTTTTAATCGCTTCATTTCATTTGCTCTATCTTTACGTTCTTGTTTTTTACGGTCAATACGAGCATCACGATGTTCTGCATCTTCTCCGCCGTATGCACCTTCTTCTTCGTGATTTGCGCGGAACATGTGAGAAGATTCACTTCTCGGCCCATACATTCTAGTATCGCTACCAGTGCTAGTCATACCGGATTTTAGAATACGCACTGGTTTACTCATGTTGAACCCCCGCAAAATTAAATGAGGCTAACATAACAAGTTTTCCAAGGTTACGATAAAACAATGGAATAGTAGACGGTGTAGTAAACTTCGCACCCATTTCTTCACAATGTTCTAAGTAATTATAGCAACTATGACGTATTTGTTCTCTTAACGGTAAGACAATTTCAGGCTCATCGGTATCATCTAATTGTTTTACACAATCTATGATATGCATTAAACTGTCTTCGTTTACTAGAACATTGGCTTCTTTGAATGCGTGGTATCTAAAACGCTCTGTTACTTTGACACAATAATCGAAAAACAAAGGGTATTGTGATTTTTCCATATTTTCACCCGATAAGAATGAAAGATAGCCCGGATGCTGAGTTTGCATTAAATCAACCACAGGTATCACAGTACTTCCTCCATCTCTGCCTGTAATTTACTTTTAATTCTCTTCCAACTATCAGGACTTTCTTTTGCAAGTTCAACCTTTAGAATGTTAATAGTTTGATTAACTTGTGCACCATCGTTTTGTACACCCCACTTATCTTGAAATCCAGTCAAATCTTTTATTGATTCTCTGACTTCTTTATGTAAAGTAACTGCATTTCTCACAAAGCCTTCTTCATGTACACTACCTTCTTCCATTAATTCAGATAACTTATTGTTTAATTTTTCAACATTGCTTCTTAAAACAGTTATTTCATTTCCAACCGTAATTGCGACCTCAGTTGCTGCTGACCTTTGAACCAACGGCTGAAAGTGGTGCTTCATGTGATGATACACGGTAGTCTCCTTAATATCCAATTCTTCTGCAATTAATTCAGATTGAGTACCGTCAGAGAAGAATCGATTTTCATATTCTGCTCTATTCTCACTTGAACAAATAACACAAGAAGGGTTTGCGGCCATATGGTATTGCCCCATGTGATTACGATAATGTCGGTCAGCAGTATTAGCCCTCCAGCCCATATCTTTATCCAACTGTTCACAGGATATTTCACCACTTTTAATGGCCTCCTCAAGCACACTTCTGTCGTCACTTTGACAGAACGCGCATGAACGTTTCATAACTGGCTCTCGCTCAACCATGTGTAACCGGAATACTATGTGGTTAATCAGGGTTGCTTAGACAAACCGCGTTATTCTCTGATATATAGATGTCAAGAGTATAAAGGAAAAAAATACTCCTACCATATACATTGACATTTCTGATTGGCTAATATCTCCATTCTTGAATATTAAAATCCCCATGAATACAAGTATAGCGCTAATAAGTTGTACCATCACCATATCGACTATAACTTCTCTCCTAGGCGCAAGCATGTGTATTGACATATCTGCTATTTGTTTAGGTACTGGTACACCAAAATTATTACCACTCATCATTATACTCTACCTCCTGTGAGGAAATTGCGAAAGAATGTTCCACTGCCCTGTGCTACTTGATTTACTAAACCGGGGTCTGCTAATGCGTTTGTTAATTGACTTTGTAACATACTATGTTGAGCGTTTTGCATTGTTTGCTGTCTTTGATTATCTGCTTGTGCTATGGTTTGATTTACCATATTAGTCATAGAGTTCATTTGCGACATTACATTTTCAGAACTCATAGTCTGTAAGTCAGTTGGTAAACTAGCCACATCTAATTTGAATACCCCATTCTCTTCATCAAAAGTGTAATTAGCATTTTTCAATACATTTAGTAAAGAGAAAGTGTTTATCTGACTAATAACATCTAACAGCATAGGAAACAATTGCGATTGAAGAAATCTTTCTACGGGATAAGAAGTGTTTAACATTGTCAACAAAATCTCTGTATCGCTTGGTGGCATAATTGCTTGTTGATTATATGGGTCTTGACCAGTAGCACCCGCCCATGCTGCACTCAAAGCATTTGGTTGCTGTGGTTGTTGATACCATTGCTGCGGTGGAGCGGTGTACCCGCTACCATAATTTGTAGTAGGTGCGCCTGTTTGACTTAAATTAAGTGCACTAGAAGCGGGTTGTTGATTATTCCAATTCATCGTCATTGCATACCCTCCAACACTGCTTCCGGTATCGACGGAGGGGGGTTTATGGTTTGAGCCTGTTGGTTTAGAATATCTTGAAATGCAATGTTAGGCGCAGTCATGTCTCTAAGTTCTTTTTGAAACATTCTCATATCAAAAGTAATTGTTGTAATATCGTTTTCACCACTGACAGGATTAACATAATGTTGCATTGTAATACCTTTACTTTGCCTTACGTCTGCTGAAATCTCTGCAAAGAAAGGTTCGTATTTAGTAATCATAGGATGTATCGGCCCTATCTGTCCGGCAGTAATAGTAGAAACTGGTACAGTAACTATACTTACTCCTCTTTTTATCTTGTCTCTAAATCGACTAGGTTTCATTTCATCTTCTACATCTTGCTGTTCTTCCCATTTACAAAGTAAATGATACAAATGAAGATGCTCAGGACAGTATGTTGCTCTCATTTTTCTTCCACTTGTTACACCTTCTCTTGCTATGAATGCTTCTGCCTCACCTGTAACTGGGTTTTGCCAATACATATCCCATAGAGTTTTACCAGTATCTTCATCACTTATTCTAGCATACAAATTATCATGTTGAATTAATTCTTTTACATTACAACCATCTACACAACAGACAGCAGTATCTTTGTTATACATGTATTTGCTATGACGAAATAATCTACGAGGGTCAAATATAGAACGTTTTGTTGGGCTTAATAGTTTGTAAGCCTGACGAATATCTTGTTTTCTTGCTTTGTAAGGATTAGCATGTCTTGATGGATAGAAGTTAACTTTAGGTACTTCTATGTTTTTTTCCGCAGACATTCTTTGCATTTGTTGTTGCGCTGCTGCTTGTTCCATCAGAGCAGCGTGACTAAAATTAGGATTACCCTGTTGTGATAAAGCCATTAATGTAGCATCATTTACTTGACCTAGATTTGGTTGCTGCGAAGAATAAAACGGATTCATGTTCATTACCATGCGTATCACTCCTGTGGGCTTACTGAAATAGACATTTCGCCATCTTTTACTATTAATGACCACTCTATTTTAGAGCCAGCAGACAAACCAAATTGTTCTACTATCCACATAGGAATAGTAGTTCTAAGAGAATTACTAGAGCCTCCTGTGGAGACTAAGGCTGTCGTCGTCGCACCCTTACCCATGTCTTTCGCACACCCTACTCATCTAAAAGGTCACTGTTGAGGTCAGTAATCCACCATCTCTAATAATGTGTTTTCTACATTCCATCCTATACGTGTTGCCATAAAAGAACGTCTTGTTGGAATACCTGCTTTTTGTAATCTAATTAGGTCTTCTCTAAAAGGGTCAAATATCTTATGTTCCCCAATTCTACCTTCTCTCCATAATTGAGCGGCTTTGTTATCAAAATATCTATCTGCCTTATTAGCAACTAGAAGAATCATTTTTGGAGCATACTTTTTTCCTTTCCTCCAACTTTTCCAATTTCTATATCTATAATTTCTTTCTATTATATTATCTACTAAAAATCTAAATCCACCTATTTGGGTTAAAGCATCGTCGCCGCCTTTGAAAGCCCTATCATCAAACATAAATATTGCATATTCGCATTGTCTAGAAACCATATCATCTATCCAAAGATTCCAATATCTTTCTTCACCGCCTAAATCGGCAGAATGAATAACTCTTCTCTCGCCTTCCCAACGTACTCTTTTACGTGTGGGTTTAGGTAAAATGTAACGAGTTATTAATTTGAAATGTTTAGTTCTTTCGTGTTCAGGTATTTCTTCCATTTCGCCCGGAGTAGTCATGTATTTGTCTAAAGTAGTTTTACCTACCATAGACGCACCATATATTCCTACTCTTCTAGATTTCCAATTATTGTAGGCTTGTTTACCGTATAGGGCTACACCCACTAATATACTGCCGCTTGCCGCAACCATACCCATCAACTGAACTTATTTGTTAACCATGTTCCAAAGTCTGCTACTTTTTGATACACCCATTCTACTGTCATTTCCCATAAGTTCCAATCTGAGTTAGCCTCCATTGCCGAAACCGCCATAGCCGCACCGACAGAACATAGTATTGTTCTAATCCAACCTAATCCCCATTCGTAGGTATTATCTACTGTATTTGCTAAATGCATAGCGCGAAGTGTTTCTTCAACCGAATCATCGCCAACATTCCGAAAAATACGCAAAGGTGAAGGAATTAGTTGTCCGGGTAGTACCATATTGGTTTACCTCAAGAGGCTTTGTATCTTAAATCCGGCGTTCCATCTTTCTTTAATCGTTGAGTTGTAGGTTGGCCGTCTTTTGGAGGAACAGGTAGATTACGAGGTGGTAAGTTAGATTGCCCTATCATAGCATCAACTGCTCTTTGTGTATTAGATAATCCTAGATTCATTGGTGCTTCATTTTTTGCAGAGTGAGTAGGTACGCCAAAGGGATTAGCGGTATTATGATAATCACCAGTAACACCATCAGATATACTACTACCATTGAAAAATTGATTATTTTGCATTAACCTGCTAGGGTCTTCTTGCATTAAACGCAATTCATGTTCTAATTGTAATTCCATTTGTCTTAATTCTAAATCTGCTCTACGTTGGTCAAAGCCCATTTGCTGCTGTCTATACATATTTTGTCTGTTTCTTTGCATTTCGGCAACTTCCACTTTCTCTTTCATAGATTGTTCAAAGAACATTTTGAATAAATAATAGGCTATTGTTTGTACAGCAAGCGCTCCCATAGCATATGTCATTCCATTAATAGTAGAATTAGCATTCGCGCCTGTCGGTAACCATAAGCCTGAACTATACACTCCTACTGCTACACCTACCAAAGCAGATTGAGACAAAATTAGCCCCGTCATTTTCATTTCATTTGTATCTCCGATGTCTCTACTCATACTGTGACCTCGCTCTAGCCCACGGTGGGGGTCATCTTAAGCCTTATCTGTCCGAATATTCTAATGTCTTGTATATACATAAAGAATAATATGTATAATTGTATAGATAGACAATCGGAATTATCGGAATAACAAACTTAGCAATTCCACCGTTTGAGCGCTGCGCCCTTCGGTGTTAGTTTTCCGCCTTTACTGGTCGGTCCTTTGCTCCCACCCATGCGAGCGCAGAAGGACTTTCTTCTGTTTGCCGCTTTACTACCGGGTTTTAGTGAACTTGGTTTTTTAGTAACAGGTCTTTTCAAGTTTGCACCTGTTTCTCGCTTGAACTTTGCACGACCCTTTGCATTTAGACCACCACTTCTACTATGCCTGTTTGGATTGTAACCGTGAAATGGTTTTGATTTCTTTTTTGCTTTCTCAAAAACAGAATCTAACAGTGCTACTGATGCTTGTTGCATCGGTGTACAACAGTCGCATGTGTCAAATCCCATAGTCACCGTAACACACCCACCATTTTAACAATTGTTGGTTTTCCGCCCACACCTTGCTTTTTCGCACGCTTTCTTTTTGTCGCTGCTTGCTTTTGACCTGATGACATAGAACCTGATGTTTTAGGTGTTTTACTTGAAACCTTGATTGATGGTCTACATTTAGGATAACCTTTACTAGATTTATTTGCTTTACTTCTACCACATGGTGGGTGCTTACCATCTTTAGTACGCGACACATCTACCCATTTTTCTTTGAACCAACGATTTAGGTTCTTAACTACAAGAGTATCATGGCAAGTACATCGTGTCATAAAACTCCTACCATTTTCTTGATGCTCTTTTGTTTATCCATCAATGCATAACAAGGACATTTAGGAGAAGATGCTGAACATTGATTACCCTCAATCATACATACACAAGGTGTTTTACTAGTAGCGCCGCAACAACATTTGTCTTTCTTTAGTTTCATTTCTTTTTCTTCCCCTTAAACTTACCACGACAATACTGTACAGCCCACCCGTTTGCATACGCAGATGGGTAAACATCGAACTTTTTCTTTGCGGCTGCTTTTCCAGCAGGGCAGAGTTTTTTCCATACTGCATCCATACCAACGCAATGACCGCATTCACAACTCATTTTTTCACCTTGACCCTGCGGAGTGTGCCTTTATTTTTGAAATGTCTTGCTCTATTAGCGTGTGCACTCTCAAGAGTGAGTTTGCCACCTTGCGTGTGACTGACATCTTTGCCGCCTTTGCCGTATATACCGCGCTTCCTTCGTTCTGCGTTTAATTGCTCACGGTACTTTACACGCTTAGGTGTCTTTTGATATTGTTTGTCATACTCTAACTTGTGAGCAAATGCTGCTGGTGACTTGCGCTCTTTGAGTAACTGGAAGGCTATGTTCATTGGTTCACCATAGGCAAATCTTTGTCCTGTATTAAACTCGGTCATATTCTCAGCGTCATCTACGAAACCTCCCTCCCCTAAAGGAAAATCAACCTCTCCGCTAGGTTTGAGTAACTCTCCACTCGAAGTGCCTTTAGGAGAATGAAGTACTGAGTCTTGCTCGTACTTCGTTGCTAGACCCATTATGTTATCGAAATGGTGGTCAGGTACGTTAGATAATGCGATGGAATGCTCGTCTCCCCATTCTACACTTTTTCCTCTAGCAGATATGATTTTCATATCTTTTTTATTCTTTAACGCACCGAGTTCCGCAAGCAAATTATCGTGCAAATCAGACTGCTTTTCTTCGCTCATCGGATTTTCTTCATTTACCCAATTCGGCTTTGATGATATGACTATGGTACGCTTATTAGGGTGTAACAGTTCTTCCACCGAATCAGGGTTGTAACTATGAAGGGTCTGTTGCGCCTTGAGCAACTGGAAGGCTTTTTTCATTGGACTACCTTTAGTCAATTCGTAGATTTCATCTTTAGTTTTACCATAAAAAAAATTATGAAACTCATCTTCGTCCATATCTTCTATCTTTTTTCGTTTAATCGGCTTACCCCAAGGTAAGGGTTTGTCACTCCATCTACTAATTCGGCCACTTGGCCTTCTGTCTGTATTACTAATATTACGACCTAAATTGGGGGTGCCCATTTCTAGTGTTTGGTCTCTATAATGTCGTCGCAATGGTACTTCAACTAAACTTTCACGTGGAATATTTTCATCATGCTCAATAAACGCTTCTGCTAAATCTTCTTTCGCTTCGTCACTATCTCTTCTGTGTACTTTTCCGTATTTATCAAGATTTCCACGTACGTAAACTAACTTTTCAGGGGCATTGTGAGTGTATAAATTATTAATATCTCCCATTGTATTATTTGAAACCCAAGTTCCAGCCTTTGCGTTTTTTAATCCAGCAAAAAGTTTTCGCGCGCGGGGATGATACTTACCATCTCTATTCGCACCTGCCATATAATACGGTACATTTGATATGGGGTCTTTGCTCCATCTCGAATTAGGGTCATTCCAAACAGGGTCGTTATCATGGGGTATTTCAGGAATCAATGGTGGAAGTCTTGGGTCACCTTCTTCATAGTTTATATTAGAGCCATCTTGCGGTACAGGTTCTCCCGCAGGTCTATGCATTCCTTGTACACGAACAGCCCTAACAGGGTCCCATCCTTCCCAACCAGTTGTGTAATCTAATCTAGGGTCATGCATCGGCAACTTTGTTTGATAATCATTTTCAATTGTGTACTCCGGGTGATTTGGAAACAATTGCGCCCTTCTTGCTTGTTCCATCATATCCGTATATTCTTTCGATTCTTTAATAGCCTGTTCATCTTCTAACGATTTTAGAAAAGCCCAAGATTTGTTAAACACCATTCTAAATCCATCCTGATGTCCTCTTTGATTGCTGTGTCTTAGGTTGTGACGTAGGTTGAGGTGGATTGGCTTGCATATTTTTGCGTGCATCAGCATTTCTAGCCATCATCATGTCTTGTAGAGTCATAAAGCGACCTGAACCGGGGGGATATTCATGCATATCAATGGGGTCTGCTTTGAGAAATTGCCAAGCCTCATTGAATGCTGTCATCCCAATCACCTATTTGCAAAGACATCTTTTGGAACTCTTGGTCTTGGCTTGTTAGGGTCTGCAAATCGTGGGTCACCCGGTCTAGGCGCACCGCGTGGTTTTCGCATTTCAGGCATACCTTCTGCCATTATTGCAGCACGTTCCGCTTGATTCATTTCCGCTTGACGTGCATCTTCATTACCAAACTCAGGTTTACCATATGGTGGTCCCATATCTCTCATATCATATTCTTCAAAACCCTCATCATCGTATCTACTTGGACCGGGCATAAAATCTCTAGTGTAATTTTTTGCTCCTTTTCTATGTAAATCTTCGTCTATAAAACGTTGAGGAGACATATCAGGAAGATTTCGTTCTCTAACATGTTCAGGTAAATTAGATATTCTAAAGTTTTGTTTTAACATTTGAAATGCTTTTTGCATAGGTTTACCCTCACGTGCTGCTCTCCTACCAAGTTCAGTGTTTTTTAACGCTTCTTGCATAAATGGGGCATATTCATCCTTAAAATCTCGCACCTCTTTATTAGTTGGGTGTGTTTGTTGGTATGAATAAGATTGTGGCGCTTTGGTTCTTCTTTGGTTATCTTTGTTAGCATAAGCATTGAATTGGTCATTGGGGTCGTCTACGCTTCCATATGGCATACTATCGGCATAGTACTCAGGGTGCATATCTAACGTTGGGGTTTTACCATCACGGTAATCTAATGCACTTTCATTTGCACGAAGATTCAGATTTGGCAAGTCTGCATTTTCGTCATTATAACTACCCGATGTCAAATGGGGGTTTTCTTTCATGCGCCTCTGCATCATTGCGTATATCGCAGGGTGTATAGTGCCCGCACCCTCTTGCCTCTCTCCGACATCGACACCTTCTCCTTCGTAGGTATCTTCTGCTAGATTGGCTCTTTCATAAGCGGGTTGAAACATCTGATGTTGTGGTAGTGCTTTCAAGGTCTGCCATGTTTTCTTCATAGGCATAGAGCCGTATTTCTTCATATCCGGTGTAGCAGCGTCCATCGGTTTCTTAGGCATTTTTGGCCCAATGCTGATAATCACAGCAACGCCTTTTTTCTTTTTCTTGTCGGTCATTTTAATCACTTTTAATTTTGATATTGTGGATTATCTTGCTGGTACGGTGGCCTTTCGTGCTCAAATGGGTTTCTTTTAGGCTCAAATGGTTTGGGTTGAGGTTGGTAAGGGTTGTAAGGTAGGTTGTTATCATTTGGATTACCTTGTTCGTATGGCGCATTTTGCTTCATTCTCTCCATGTACTCATCCATCATTCGTTGTTTCTTTTCTTTTTCTTGCGGAGAGTAAGGGTCAGAAGGGTTTCCTCGTTGAGAGGTTGGATGATAAGGTGGAATATTTTCGTGGTATAAATAATTCGGGTTAGATGCTTTTTTCAAAACATTCCATGCTGATTCAAATGCTTTCATTCTCCTTGACCTCCTCTAAATGACTCAAACCATTCAGGATGGTTCTGTCTGTAAAAATCGATTATTCTAGCATCTTCTTCGTGGTCATCTATTTTTTGACGTAATTTTGCCGCTTTTTCTTTCTTTTTACGGCTATCAGACCTTGTTTTACCAGTTTGATTTAGCGCTTCTTCCATGTAACTCGGCATATCATGTTGCATAGCAACTTGAGAGGAGGGGGACATTTTTAGCACATTTATTGCCGCATCTATTGGATTCATTTTATTCACCTTTTACGCATCGGCGTGGTAACTACGTGCACCGCTAGTAATGCGATATGTCTAATATGTTACGCTCTATCCTAAGGTCGTGGTGGCTTCCATTCCGCAGGGTCAAGTTGTTGTAAGTTCTTCTTCTTTCCACATTCATTACCTCAAAAAAAATAAGCAGACTGGTGGGAATATGGAAGCCGCCGCACCTGTTTTGGTGGTCAAAAGCAAGGATGATGTCGAGAAGTTACTTCAATTTGTACCAGCCGCGTTTGGTGCTCTTGCGAGAGGTGCGGCTGCTGTTGGTAGGGGAATCGGTACAAAAATAGGTGTAAAAGGCGCAACAGCAGCAGGTGGTGGGACGGTAGCGGCTAGAGCAACAGCACCAGCAGCAGGTAGTACTACAACTGCATTACAAAACACAAGCGCATCATCGGGCACATCAATGGCTTCTAACAGTTCAACACAAGGTGCAACGCAAGCAAAACCAGTGAAAGTCGAGTCATCTCAATCAGCAAATCCAACACTTGGAGATTTCGGGGGGACAGATTTAACCGCAGGGACAAACAAACCCATGGAAGGTGACTTACCCAATCCAAACAAACCCACGCCTACAAATACTGAGGAAATGAAAATGACAGAAAGAGATGTAGGTAGAATGGAAGAAATGAACAGACAATCACAAACAGCGACAGTGGGAGATGCAGAAGATGCTGCAAAAGTAGCCGTAAGCGATGCTACTGGTAAACAAAAAACAAGAGACACCTTACAAAATGTAGTTTTAGCACAACAAATGTATTCGGGCGCTAAAGCAAAAAAAGACGCTGAGGCAGCAGCAGAAATACAAAGAGTAGAAGGATTAGCAGAAAATGCTAGGTCAAAAGCCAGCACCGGAACTGGTGGGAAGGTAGCGGTGGCATGATTGCCATGGCTCTAAAAGGCTACATTAAACTGCAATTAGCCCAAGTTGTACAACATTTGTTAATCGGTTTAGGACTTGTTGTTGTGGTCACTGTTATACTTTTATCTTAGTATTTACAAACTTGACTAACGGTTCTAAGTCTTTAAGCGTAACACCACAATCGAGATTCTCTTTATCAGCCCAGTGTATTAACTGTTCTGTGGCTAAATTACCCCCTGAGCCGGGTACAAACGGGCAACCACCCATCCCGCCGATGCTAGAATCGAACTGTGTAATACCGCAATCGAAGCCAGCAGACAGATTATCGTACATTCTGCCCTCTCTTACACCGTGATGTAGGTGCAATGCGATTTTTGCATCTATCTTTCTATCAGTTAAACGCATTACTTTGCGTATTAGGGATGGATTTGCGTTACCTATGGTGTCAGACAAAACTATTGTGTCGCCCAATGTGTTAGCCCATTCCATGGTTTTTAGCATGTCTTTTGGCGGTATTTCGCCCATAATCGGACATCCAAAGGACGTAGAAAGGTAAACTCTGACGTTTTTAGTCGGTATTCTGTCTAATGCGCCACTGTACTCAGCAAAAATCGTGTTCAGGTTTTTACCTAAGTTATTGACATTGAAGTAGTTCGACGGCGAGAAAAAAATATTATATTTTTCTACACCAACAGATTTTGCCCTTTCAACGCCCACACGATTTGGCACTAACATACCCAAATTGTGCGTAGAGGCTAAATCTTGCACTTTGAGGAACACCACTTCGCTATCAGCCATGTTTGGAACTCTGTCAGGATTGACCATTGAGCCAATTTCAATATTTTTGATACCAGTATTTGCAATTTTACGTATCAAAGTCACCTTATCGTGCGTAGATGTGATTGTATCTGCGCTCTGCAATCCATCACGCGGTCCTACTTCGTAGATTGAGAAGTCGGTCATTGTTGAGCCTCCTCGGTCTTCCTCATTCTACTAATGTAAGGCATTGGTAATTTACCCATAAGTGTATTAAGAGGATGACGACCTGCTCGTCTTTCTGCTATTTTATGTTGTCTAATACCGCCCGGATATTGTAACATTTGTGCAGCCTTTTCAGACCACGAAGAAAACTTATCTCTATATGGGCGAGCCGTATAAGGAGTTGCTTTATCTTGATTATACAATTCCCTTGCGAACTCACCAAAAGTAAGACCATGAACGTGTTCGTGGCCTAAAAGCCTTCCAACATATTCTGCCCACTCATCAAAATTAATTTCGGGATTGTAACTATCGTACGGCATTTTCATATCCCTACCTGATTCGGTCAAGTTCATACCCGCATAATATTCGCGAAAATCATCATCTAAACCGGGGTATGTCTCTCCCCACTCATCGTTAGGCCCATAATCAATTTTAACTTCGCTTGGAGTCATCGCTCTTGAAGAACCTCTACGGTATGGCTCTCCTTCAAACGAATACACATTTTTTGAAGTCCCCTCAACAGGTCGGTCTTGCGCAAAAGGATAACCTGCTGCTATTCCTTCTTCGTAACCTCTTTGCCCGCCGCCTACGATACCATCAGGGTTGAAATAGAAATCTTTGAGTAAGAGCCATGCTTGGTCGAAGGGATTCATAAAAACCCCCCACCCTTTACTCTTCTTTTTGCTTCTTCTAATTGTTCTCGCATTGTTAATTGCCTTTTAGGGGGCCAGTGTGTAACTCTTACAGGAAACTCAGTATCTCCATGTCCAAGTCTTTGCATAGCGGCCATTCTATTTCTTCCATCATGTGAGTTTAGTCTATAATCACGGTCTTTCGGGTCTGTAATGTTTGGGTCATATTGAACCCATGGCATACCTAATCTTAATTTTTGATTATTTTCAATAGCCTGTTTTATTTTTTCTTCAAACCATCCTCCAAGATTAGGGTGTGAAGTTTTGGGCGTTCGACTAAGATACTCGTTAGGTGTCATTTGCTGTATGTGGTCTCTTCTTTTATCTTCGGGGTACATTCCACCAAAAATCTCTTCATTATTATCATAATCTTCTCGATTCCCAGTTAGAAAATTAATATTAGATATTGGTGTCTCATAAATTGGCGCTTTGAGTACAATCCACGCTTGGTCGAAGGGATTCATTGTTGACCCTCCCGATTCGCCCAAAAACTTCGAGCGTCATCGCTCTGCATAAAATCAGTGTTCTGCACAGCGAGTCCAGTAATTTTCTCAGCGTGGTTGTACATGTCCGTGGCTATACCTCCTCTCCGAAAATTGGGATTCGTGTAAGCAGCCAGTGGAATTAATTTACCATCATCCACCATAAACTGAGCATAACCGTATTTCATAGGAGACTGGCCGTATGCGCTCAAGCCCTGCAAGGCCGCAACGTGTAAATTACCATTTTTATCGTATTCATGCTGCAACGAGAACTCTTCGGGGTTTCCGTAGTAAGGAAAATCCGGTTTAGGCATCTTGAGCACAGTCCACGCAATGTCAAATGCGCCCACCATGCGCCTCACACAGCGTTACTATATATCGAACTACCGCTAAATCAGCGTAATGTTAAAACCTTGACTCTTAAACATATGAGACCCGAAGGGGTTTTTTTCTAAAAAATATTTTTTTTATTCGAGCGCTGTATGCGACTATAAGAGCGTAATGCTATTGGCGTAATGCTATTCCTCCGGCTAAGGCAGCGTAATGCTTTGGCGTAATGGGGTACTGCAAGCCTGTTTCAGACATTACGCCTTGGCGTAATGCCCTGTTATTGTGGCGTAATGCTTTGTAGCGGGCGCTACGCTGTCGCGTAACGCTTGTACATGTGCCTATGTAGCAAAGCGCATAAGTCGCGGCTCACAAACGCATCACTGCTCTACACCTTTCGCCTCACACTTAGCGTGACAATAACGCCAGCCCTTGCACCGCTTTGGATTCCCCACCCGTATGGTTGGTGCATTAGCAGTGCATCTTCTTCATACTAGGGCGTAACCCTGTTGAGCGTAATGCTTGTGTGCTGCCTGTATTCTCACTCATCTCATCTCTTTCAGTCTAACGTTTATCAGTCTTGACTATATAAACCGAGATTGAAAGGGTAGGTGGAGGAAATCCAAGATGCAAAACGATGTGAAAAACGATGTGCAACCAACGATGATTGAGAGTATTGCTACTCTCTTACAGTCACTTGTGACTGTGAGCAAAAGCAAAGGCCGAAGTAAGGTCGATATAGGTAGGTGGGATGTATCCAAAGGATACCCTGACCCTCTGTATGATGACGAAGCACCTAACACCATGCTGACACCTAAGCAAGCAAGTGCTGTACTTGCACGCTTCTGTCAATCTGTGATTGATAGTGGTTACAAACCTGCAAGCAAATTGACTACAAGTCAACATGCACTTACACTGACCCACACTCTTACCTCCGGTAAGAACCAAGGCAACAAAGTTCCTGTCTTTGCATACGGCCTGAACAAAGTCCGAAGAGAGGCTCGCAGAGTGGTCAAGCAAGCAAAGTTAGCAGCATCACTTGAGGCTGCACAGGCTGACGGCGGTGCATGGTTTGCTGTTGGTGTAACCAACAAAGACGGCACAGGCAAAGCATTCCCTAGTGAGAAGAAGGCTAGGAACGCATGGGCTAACATGACCTTCGGTGCTGATTGGTACAAAACTGACAAAGAGGCTAGGAAGTCACAGGCATCAGTCAGCCGTGGCACTTACGTGGCATGGGATGAGAACACAGTCATCACAAGTGACACAGTGTTCACGACTGATGAAGCCTTGATTGCTGCTGCTCAGAAACTAGGCAGCAAAGCAAGCACAGTGCGTGGTGCTAAGACATTCTTAGCACGCCACTTCTCCTGAGTCTGAAACAGACTAGACGGACATACGCAAGCCCTCTGCGGGGATACTCGCAGGGGGTCAGCACCCATTACGCCCACTCTGCACTCGCAGGGTGGGCATTTTTTTTGGCTTAGCCTCAAGCATTACGCGGGCTTGGATTCTGATTCTCTTATGCTCGTCTACGCTATGCGTATCCTTCGCAGAATCCTCTCCAACCATACGGGTGGTAGTCACACTCGTATCTTGAAAAATAATCTCATCTTCTGCGAGAGCGAGACACACCCTGTTGAACCCAACTTAAACTCACGCCCTCATTTCGGTGTGTTCTCAGCACACCCGTTAATCTGCATAGTTTGTATGGATTCTGCTCATGTGCACATACGCACGTGAGGACAGAGCAGATTCGCATAGATAGAGGGTAATATTCCGACTTGTCTAATGTACTATCTAAACATTATACAGTAATATATACAAGAGAGACTACCTGACAAATACAATTAGTCAATCGTATAAACGAATAATCGGAAACCTCGGACAACTATCTCTAACACGCCACCATATCTATGCTCGAAGTTGACATTAGTTTAGTAGCCTTGACTATATAAACCGAGATTGAAAGCAATGCCATGAAAGAGTTGATTACCTCTGACTTTGCCTTGACAACGAATGACATCTTGAGTAGTGTGAGTGTTCACTGTCTCACTTGCTGTGTCCCAATCCAAGTGGACATGGATGCTTACCTTTACAGTGAGCGTATAGATGGAGAGATGACTGAGAACTACAACATACAATGTGAATGTGGTGACGACGAACAACCTTGCCTTGTACTACGCACTCATGTAACTGAGGTGGAGCAATGAGTGAGAGAACACACACCAGCAACACACTTGGCTACATGCGTGGATACTTTAGATTGAAGAGAGAGAATGCTGAGTTACTTGCTCGCATTAAACTCTTAGAGGATGGTGATTGTTAATGGGTACACGCTGTAACATACGTGTCATTGATGGTACGGGTAGTGAGTTGTGGTTCTATCGTCACAATGATGGTTACCCACAGGAAGTTATACCTAGCATCACGCCCTTGATGGAGAGATTGAGAGAAGGTACTGTTAGAACTAACGTGAGTCAGTTTTCAGGTTGGTTAATTGTATTAGGGCATGAACAACGCACCCCTTCATCAACCTATGGTGATGGTAATGCCGAACATGATTGGAAGGTAGGACACTACGAGCCTACCACATGTATGCATGGAGATGTAGCATACCTATACACCATTGACCTAGATTCAAAAACATTTCTTACCACATGTGCGTATTGTGATATGCCTGATGAGGATATAGATTTCATTGAACATTGTAAGGCAGAGATATGGCAGAAGAACAGGCAAGCGGGACTAAGAGGCGATGACCTCATAGATTCTAATTGGATACGATACGATACATGTGAATGGTGTTTGAAAGAATATCAAGTGGACAGGTCTTTTACGTTAGGAGGATACGAGATTTCCGATTATTCGTTTTTACGTCAGGAGGATTGTGAATGAGTACACGCAAGAAGATTATCGTTTGTCCTAGATGTGGTGGGCATGGTACAATTACTAACCCGAACATTTACCCCATTGGTGGTGGCTTCACTCAGAATGAGTGGAATGAAATGGACTCTGAGTTCCAAGACATGTATATGGACGGTGCTTATGATGTTAGATGTCCCGATTGTAACGGTTGCCGTGTAATTAAGATAGAGACACGCACTGATTGCGTTGTATGTGAGGGAGATATACCTGCTGACAAACAAGGTTGGGGCGAAGTGTATTGTTCTGACGAATGTGCCGAGACATACTACAATGATTGCTACGATGTACAAGCGGCAGAAAGGGCGGTGGGATGTTGAACAGCATACACAATGAGATAATGATGTGGAGAAAACACATGGCAAAATGCAGAGAGCAAGATGCTGACTATATAAACCGAGATTGATAAGATAAGGGAGAGATTAAGATGGCTATGAATAAAGAACAGAAGAAAGCATACGGTGCGATGAAACAGAAAGAGAATAGTGAGCGTTGGTTTGAGAACCTAAGTAATGCTATCACAGATAATAAGATACCATGGCGCAAACCATGGAGGGGAGGGGCTGCTAGTATGCCTCGTAATCTAGTAAGTAAGAAAGCATATCGTGGTGGTAATGTGATACAACTATGGGTAGCAGGTATGACTAATGGTTGGTCTGACTTACGATTTGCTACACGCAAACAATTGTTAGCAAAGGGTTACTCAATAGAAGGGTTGACTAATGACAACGCGGTAAATATACAGTTCTTCAAGCGTAGTAAGTTCACTGTTGAGAACGAAGATACAGGAGAGGAAGAGACACGCAGCAGATGGTTAGTACGTTGGTACTCTGTGTTCTGTGTTGAACAGTGTGTGGATTATGTAGCACCTGAGACTGATGAAGAAGCAGTAGTAGTGCCTGAGTCTGAGATGATGGTACACTTCCAAGAGTATATCGATTCACAAGATACACTAGACTTACATCGTAAAGGTGTACGTGCATACTACAATCTAGGTAAAGATGAGATTGTTATGCCTCCACATGAGTCATTCATATCACCTATCGGTGAAGTGATGACAGCATTCCATGAGGCTATCCATAGTACGGGTCATGTCAAGAGAGTTGAACGCCCACTTAAGTCTAAGTTTGGGTCACCTGAGTATGCCTTTGAAGAATTGATTGCTGAAATGGGGCAGTTAATCGTGACACTTACACTAGGTGGTGAGTTCAAACCTGATGCAGTGGTTGAAGATAATGCTAACAGTCAGGCTTACCTTAAGTCATGGTTGGCTGCGTGTAAAGATAAAGATAAGGCTCTCAGTCAAGCATTTAGCAGTGCTCAAAATGCGGCTGACTATATAATAAACAGCATACAAAAGGAGGAAGAAGAATGAAATTAGAAAACATGACAAAAAAACAATTGCTTGAACGTATTGAAGAGTTAAACAAAGAATGTCAGGCGTTGTGGAGTATTACAGATTGTTGGACTATGTGTAAGGATGACTATACCATGCACGACCAATATGAAAATCTCGGTGATAAATATGTTTATGATGAGTTCAATAGCGTTATCATCCTCAAAGAGTTGTATGATTATACAGAAGAAGATGGCTACCAATTAAAAGAAATAGAGGAGGAAGAAGAATGATAGATACAACTAGATTTATACCGAGCAACGAAGATATGCACAAACTAATCAAAGCCTTTGCTTCCGTACATGTGGATGATTTGTTAGATGGTATCGGGCCGAACAGACCTGACGCACCATTCTTTGAGAGAGTAGCACGCATGGATAGTATTGATGAAGAAGATTACATCGAGATGGCTGATAGATTCTATAAATACATTAACACACAACTACCAACTATTCAGCACATCGCTGGTTACCCACCTGAAACAGATTGGTCACAAGCACTTATTGTATTGAAACAGAAAGGTGAGAAGGCTAAGGCTGCTAGACTAGAACGTGAAAAGATACTTGCACAATTTGAAAGAGATAGAGGGGATGTACGCCGTTTGTTTATGGATGCGGTGAAGAAGTTACAGGATGTATCTAGTAAGAATGCAATTGATGAATCCCATGTCAAAGTATTACCTGATGTGAACATGATTAGTTTTGCCACGCAGTTGGAGGAACTAGGTATGACATCAGCCGAGGCTCTAGCCGAAGTTGCTACATGGATGCGTAGGTATGCAAAGATGATAGTCTCCAATAATCAGTCGAAAATAGTCCAAATTGAGGAATATGAAGAGGTTTGGTACAGCAGAAATGACCCTCATCAACGTTATCCGCGTAAAAGTAAGAGGTTAGCATTGGATTGGGGCGCGCGTGATTCAGACCTGTATAGGACTCTAAAGAACAAGATACCCTTCCCCTCATTCAAATGGGATGGGGAGAAAATGTCAGTAGCACTTGATATTATGGTGATTAATGCTGCCGTTGAAATACTGAAAGAGCGTGGTTATTTCACCCATATGATAGAGGATTTTACAGCAAAACTTCAGGCAAATCAACCTGTACCCACTAACAGTAGTGGTTATAGTGCCACCTTAAAATTAGATGCTATAATACTCAAAGTTCCATTCGATGATACTGTTTCAAGGGCTGTAATCAAGAGTGTAAATGGAAGGAAGTGGGTAGCAGACATCAAGGCGTGGACTGTTCCTCTATCAGAAGCAAATGTATTGATTAAGAAACTAGGTGAGAAAGATATCTATGGTGAACAGTCAAGTCAGAAGCAGAAACTACTCGCTGAGGTAAATAAGATAGAAGAAGTCAAGACATACCTTATGGGTAAGGCTGAGAGAATAGCAATCAGTGATGCTACTGCTTTACATGACGATGATTTAGTCAAGGACATGAAAGATAGACTAGCAAAAATGTTCCCCGCAGGGCGTGAGTTGTATCCTTTCCAATACGCTGGTGTTAGGTTTGCTGAGTTAGCAGATGGAAGATGTCTCATTGGTGATGATATGGGTGTTGGTAAGACTATCCAAGCAATTGCATACTCAGCCTTACATCAAGAACATTGGCCTGTAATTGTAGTATGCCCTGCTAATCTAAAGTATAATTGGGGCAGAGAGATTAGCACTTGGTTACCTAACTCAACTGTTCAAGTGGTAAAGAATGGGAAGGTGGAACTAGAAGGCTGTGACTTTACCATTATCAACTACGACTTAGCAACTAGACAGAAGGATAACTTAGATGGTTTAGGCGCTAACCTAGTCATCTTCGATGAGTCACATTACTTGAAGAATAGTAAAGCCAAGAGAACTATTGCTTGTGTATCCGTAGCAGAGAATGCTAACTCAGTTATATGTCTTAGTGGTACACCGATTACCAACAGACCGATTGAATTATTCACCACGCTTGAGATGATTAAACCTGCTGAATACAAAGGTAACTTCTTCCCTTATGCAAAGAGATACTGTAATGCTCATAACAATGGTTGGGGTTGGGACTTTACAGGCTCATCTAATGTTGAAGAATTGCATGAGAAACTAAGAGATATTATGATACGCAGAATGAAGAATGATGTGCTTGAAGAATTACCTGATAAGATTAGACAGTTCATACCGATAGTACCTAGTACAAAATATCTAGCAGATTATAGAAGGCTTGCTAGACAGTGGCTCAGTGAGTATGATTACTACAAAACAGCAGGTGGTATGCCAGCAGGGTTTGTATTGAATATGCTTACTGCACTCAGACATGCTGCTGGGCAAATGAAAGTACCTGCTGCTGCTGATTGGATAGCAGAGTACCACGACCAAAATCCTGACAAACCTATCATAGTATTCCATCATCACAAAGATGTGGGAGAAGATTTGATTAAACTATTACGCAGCGATAAAAGATTCAGTGGTAAGAGATGGGGGGCAATTAACGGTAGTACCCCTGCTGAAAAGAGAGATGCTAGAGTTCAGGCTTTTCAAGCAGGTGAATTAAGTGGACTTATTTGTTCAACGATTGCTGCTAAAGAAGGCTTGACTCTTACAGAAGCAGACACAGTGGTGTTCATAGAAAGAGAATGGGTATCAGGTTGGGAAGAACAGGCAGAGGATAGAGTCAATCGTATAGGACAAGATGCTGATACAGTACACGCAGTGTATCTATCAGTTGTTGGTACTATTGATGAGAAGTTCGATAGAATCGTAGAAGATAAGAGAGAGGTTGTGAGTGCAATCTTAGATGGTACTACACATGAAGAGGGTACTAAGTCAGGGGTAGCAAAAGCATTACTGCAAGCAATGGTTGATGCTGGAGACATACCAGCAGGTATGATGAAAGACATAGGTGTTGCTAAACCTAAGTCACACACAGGAGAGGAAGAAGAATGAACCTTGACTATATAAACCGAGATTGAATTAAGTGGTGATTAAGATGTTGTTTGATTGTGAGTTTTGTAATGAAAAAGGAATGGAATTAAGTCTAGGGACATTTCTAGCGCCCTCAGTATTCTATGATGGTGAACCTGTGGAAACAGACATTATCGTAATGAAATGTATTGAGTGTGGTGTGCATGAGCCTTGTGATGATGATGATTTGATAGGTTTCATCATGCAGATATTAGGTGAGACTAACTACCAAAAAGCGATGATAAAAGCACTACAAATATTATGGAAGGAAACACACATGAAGGAGATGGTAGAATGAGTTATGGATATGAACCTAGTCCTAAACCTACATGGTGGAAAGGATTAACTGAGAAAGAACAGATAGAGTGGTATAATGGTTACATTAAAGCACTAAAGAATGTGATTATTTACGGTAGTGACAGCGTAAATATTGACCTCGAACAAGCGAGAAGAGAACTATTCCTTTTGTCGGGTAATTATGAAAGAAATAGCAACAAAAAAATCTCATTGTTAGATGTGATTACAGACATGAGTAGAAATATTGTAAGGTATGAAAAGGAGGAAGAAGAATGAATCTAGTTGATGTAGCCCCTATTGTATTAGTATTTGGGATTTTTATTACCCTGATAGGTCGCCTGTTATTTGATTCATTGATATACTCTCGCACCCGTATGAATTGATGATAGTCGTTGTTTGCGATTATATGAGAGTGATTAGAACATTGACTATATAAACCGAGATTGAATAAAAGAGTGGTAACAATGACAAATAAGAATTGGATTAACTTTGCTAGGTACAGTTCCCCACC